GGTCAGTAACAATCAACTGCATGGCAGCAGAAAGGGGAATGTGTTCACGGACTACAACAACAGTCGGTGTTTCTTCCTGAGTAGACAGAAATTTACGAGTTGTAAAAGTAACACGGGGTTCATTGTCTTGTGCTGTGACTGAACAGCAATCTACGTTTAATTTTACCATAATGTAAAAATTTTAAGTGAAACAAAAATTATTAGATAGGACTATCAGGTAATCATCCTGCATAAGTCCAGGTAGTTCAAAATTCACAAATAAAATATAATCATCAAGAGTTTCAAAGGTGCGATAAGAAATCTTATCCTTTTCATAGTTTAACATCACTTTCGGATATATCTTAGCATAAATGTACGGCATAGTTACAAAGTTTCTTTATAAATAGCAAGAATATTCTCGTTATCTGTTTTATATTTAACATATGTTATATCAATCTCAGGTTGCGTTGACATATATTCACTCATAAACTCGTGATGTTCACGCTTAGCAGAAGTCATCATTTTGTAATACTCGAGATCGAATTCGTAAGCATCAAGCATAGCCAAGAGAGGTTCAAGAATATGTTCCATGACGATAAGGCTATCTTCCTGATGAATAGCATAAAAGTTCTTCGCATTATCAAAAATAAAGCGAGGAAAACGTTCAACACAAGTGTCAAAATTGTAAAAAGGATACTTTTCCTGAAGACGTTTACGAGTTACATTAACTTCCTTGTCAGGCATACGAAGATGTATTTGCCAGAGACAAGCACGAAGTGACAAAAAGTAATCGGCAAGCTGAATAGTATCACGTATCTCTTTTCGAATGAGCATAGAGGGGGTCGGATAAAGTTTCCGACGGAAATATGCAGGGATATACGAAGTAAAGCGTTCACCTGTGAACTTATCAACAATTTCAACAGTTAAAATATCAGGATTTTGGTAAAACCACATGACGTGATCAAGGCACCATTTATAGCCGAGACCGCCGCCGCGGCGGGAGGATAGATAAAAAGTTGGTTTACAACCTTTAGGGACATCACTTTCTTTACGCATGTATTTCATACAATATTGAATACCACCTTGAGTACAAGGTTTACAATAGACAAATCCGAGTTCACCTACATAATCCCAATCAAAGCGATGAGCAAGTTTATTATAAACTCGTTTTCGAACAGACCAAGCTTGATGGACAACCTGATACACGTCCATAGCAGACATGTGAATAGGCATATTCCACAAAATAAGATGATAATGAGGCAATTTCGTATGACTGCCATATTCAGCGGCGGCAAAATACCGAATTTTCTCATCATAGTTATGGTCTCTAATAAGAATTTGACGCAAACGCTTAAGAAAATCTTGTACATGTTTTTTATCTACACCGTCCGCGGGACGGTGTATGGGATTGTAAGTGAGGGTGATAAAATAGGGGACAGAACGGGACGACTGCGTTTCAGCAACAGCTCGAAACATCCAATCGCGAGCGTTCCTCCTTCGACAAAGACCACATTTACGACATGGAGTTGCAAGGAACATCGGTACGAAGTCACCATCGCGGTCAACGGCATAAAAACTGTCTTGCCATGACGCAAGGTTTTGAAAATCAATGTTTTTCGGTGAAAACAAGGCATACGGAAAGTTCCAACGCCATGCAGCGAGTTGCATTTCCGGTACAAAAGTTGCATTTCCATCATAAACATATTTTCCAGTTTGTAAAAGTGCATCCTTAAAAGCAGGATTTAAAATATATTTTGGTTTTTCACAAAGAATATCTGTCATAGTTTTTAATTTTTAATTTTAATTTGGGCGTTACCCCTAAAGGGGTCGGGCTATCCGCTCAAACAAATTCGCTTCGCGAATACTCGCTCCTATCCCTAACGCGCTTCGCTACGCTACGCAATGCATACGGAGGCGTCATCCAAGATGACAGAGCGGTGTTCGCGCTACCGCGCTCACGATTTCATAATTTCCTTTTATCTCTCAAGATGTGCAAAGATAAAGTGTAGTTAAAAATATCGTTTATCAACCTGTACCAAACTATGTTAAAGTCGCTACGCTTTGTTTAACATAGTTTACTACAGAACGCCAAACGCTATTTTTCCCTACGCATTGTTTTATTGCACGTCTCGAAAGAAAAAAGGAAAAATATGCTTTGTTGTTTGCGATATAGAGAATAAGAATGAGAATGAACGCAAACCGAAGTTGGAAACTTCGTAAGGCTGTAGCCTGATTGGGCGAGGGAGCGCAAGGCGCTCCTCATTCAAATCTTTCACACAAGCTGACCAATGTGTCAGTTGTGCTACATATATCAAGTTAGTCAATGCTGGATGTTTCACCCAGTCCACAAGCTCGACGATAAAAATCGTCGTAGGATACAGTAAGTGTAACCTTTCGGTTACAAAATGATTTGTCAATAATACCTGCGACATAAAAATCATCATTAAGCTTTTCCTCGATAAGAGGCAAGGCATAAAGTGTCTCCGATGAAAAATTCAACTCAATCAGAGCACGTAAAAGAGTGTTAACAGGTAGATTTTCAACACAAACATAAAATGTTTTCTTTCTCCTAGCACTTTGTAATTGCAAAAGAATGTCCATAATTGTAATGTTTTAAAGTTAATAGTCTTGTTTCTTTCAACACTACAAAGATAGACATTCTTTATAATTTTACCAAAAGTTCTGTGTTAACTAATCATAATATTCGTATGAAGTTTTCCGAGTAGTTACTCCACGATGCGTGGATGAGCTTTCAGATTTACTTTTAGGTTTACCTGAATTACTTGCGCGAGGGTTCGTAAAGGGAATAAATGTCGCAACATCGTTTAAAATAGAATGAATCTGATTCATACTACGTTCAAAATCATTCCAATTCGAGTCCTGAGTAAGGTCAAAGCGGAGACGATCCGCTTCAGCGTTTACCTTAAAGCCTAGATCCTGATAAAAAGAAGATAAGGCTTGATTTCGTTTCTCTTCAGATTTCATGAGAGGCAACTTACCAGAAAGTTCCAGAAGAGCAGCCTTAAGCTGTTCTTGAGAAACCTTAAGTTGACCTTGCAGGGTTTTTAACTTACCGTGTTCAATAAATGAATCCAAAGCAAAACGAACATGACGTTCCCAAATACGATCATCAACATCAGCAGCTTGCGAAACCAAAAGATCAATTTCAGAATCAATCTTACTAATATTAGCGTTAATCTGTTCGACCATGCTACGAGATTGTGCAGCCTGAGAGTCATTAAGCTTAATTTCACTACCATTAACCAAAATAACACTTTTCATAGTGTCAAGCTGACCTTGATTAAATGCGTCACGAAACGAAGCATCAGAAGAAAGAATGTCATTTGTATGTTTCTGACCTTCGGTTTCAGCACTTGTCTTAGCTACCTGAGCAGATAAGGCAGTGTCCGCAAGAGCCTGTGAAGCAACACTTCCAATAGGTTTGTAACGATTCCATGCGGAAGTATCAGCAACAGGGCCAGAAGGAGTATGACCGCCTTGCGCCTGAATAGATGAACCTTGTAATGCACCATTAGTAGCATATAAATCAGGGTTAATATCTGCAGCTTTTAATCGAGCCTGAACGGCAGCAGGAGTATTATACTCATTATTAGCCTGCCAAAGCTTAAAATTCCAATCATTTTGAGCCTCACGTTCAGAGGTCTGCCATTTACGAGTTTTCTCAGCTTCTTCACGCGCCGCCGCGAGCTGTTTTTCAACAGATTGATTTTGAGAATGAGCACCAAATAAATTAGAGATGCCGGAAAGTGCGCCACCGATCAGCGCACTACCAGCACCTGCAAAAAAGCTTCCCATTACTCTAACTGTTTACGCTTTTCATTGTAGGCGGCTACAATCTTAGCGCGGGCATCACGTTGGGCATTCCAAATATCAGCTATATCCTGACCTCGACGATATTCGACGGGAACAATCCAGGATTCCTCATCCATAAAGTCATCAGAAGGTAACTGCGAAATATTTTGAGAAGAAATAGGTACACCAGCTTTAGCAGCTTCGTACATTTGGGCGGGAGTGTATGCAAGGTCACCACGTACAGGAAGTTCGCCTGGCTTCCGAGTACATGTACACGTGTGAGTGTTCCATGCGTGAATTACTACTTGTTTCATAATTATTCAATATGAGGTATAGAGTTACGAGGAATAGTAGTCTTCTTAGTAATATCAAAAGCAATACTACCTAAAATCTTATCACCATTTTCAGCAGTCATAGCAAATACGTCATTAACGTGATCAGGGTTGACAAGAAGAAAATCCTTAGATAATTCAGGAGCTCTATCAAAAACGCGATTAATAACAAAGTTACGCATAGAGCCGCGAAACTCGCCATGAACTTCATCGAAAGATGCAATCAAATCCCAATATGCACGTTGATAACCAAATACATTATTGATATTTGCAGGGTTCACAGCATAAGCCTGATACGGACACAAATGCTTATACAGCATAGGTTGGTAACTGATATTATTAAATTGCGGAAAATGCCAATCCAAAAGATTCATACGGGTAAAATGTGGAGGCAACAGTTGCGAATAATTAGCAGCAGGAACAACCGACATAACACCAAGAATATAGCCGTCTTCCGGACAATATTTACGAATAACATGACGCATACCTGATTGCAAGGAACCTTGACCAGCAAAAGCACCTAACGGATTACCCTCTGCAGGTGTAGTTTGAGTTACCTTGTATACAGGTATGGTATCAGAAATACCACCAAGGAATTCAGGCATCATAAGTTCATCATAATCTAAGTTAACATCGAAAAGACCTTTAACAAGATTCTTGTAACGCGGAGATTGACGAATACGAATTTCAAGAAAACGTTGAAGCGAATTAACGTTACGGAAATCCGAGATAGATATACCCGAAGTAGCCATACCTATAAGGTTTCGTACAACATCAGCAGGGGCATTGGAAGATTTGACCTGAAAACCTGTAACAGTATCACCATCATCAGCAGTTTCAAGCTGTGCATGATATTCAGTACCAGCAGCATCACGGAATGTAGCTTCACCGAGAGAAGTAATACCTACAAGAGGAGCAATACCAGCTTGAGGAGACTGTAAAGCAGTAGTGTAAGCATCTGGTTCCCAATTAGCATAATGCAACTGATATTTATAACTATCACGTCCACCTTTCACAGAAGGTACATAACGATTGTATTCAGGCTTACCATCTACAATAAACGGATTATTACGAATATCGCGGCCGAAAGCATTGTAATATGCTTCATATGCACGGAAAGGAAGTGCAGACAACGGAATAGGAGGCATTCCAGAAGAAGTATAGAAAGGACAATTAGCAGCTTCAGGCTTCGTCCACTCAGTCGAAGAAACTGTATAATAAAAATAATTCAAAATATTTATACTATAAATATCTCCCGTTTTAGAGCCTGAGCCATGAACATAGGAAATCAAATGCTCTTCATGTACGTATTCACTTTTTACCTTGCGAACATCAACCCAAAATACCAATTGGGTAGTACCAGTAAAATTAGACTTTGTAGAAGAAACAACGTAATAGTCGCCTTGAATAGAGGCAGTAGTAAAATCAACATACGAAAGCTGCGTAACTATTTCACCGGAATCGTTATAAAATCCTATCCAGAACGGACTATTATAATCTGAAAACCACTTGATTGGAAAACGGAACTCAATAACATCAATACCTATTTGCTCAACATCCCAAATATAAGGAACACCAAAATAATTGCTTTGATAACCAACAGATGGACCAGCCCAATCATTCGTTACAAAAAGTTGAGATAATGGCTTTTCCGCTTGACGGTGAAAAAAATCAGAAATAGTAGCATCCGGAGAACCAAAAATCTGACTAGCGGGAAAAACAGGGTTGGCAATAACAGGGTTTGAGGAAATTGCATCCGAAAAAGTCAGACCTTTAAGACGGTCATAAGATACTTTGTTGCTCTCATATTCACGACCAAAAGAACCAGTAATCGTTGTCGGAACACCGAGATAGTCAGCAAGAGTACCAGTCTGGAGATCGTCGGGGATATTGAATTGCTGTTTACGACTATCGGTATTACCATCCGCAAGAATATCCATCCAAGGCGGAGTAACGGTTTCGTCACCACCAAAGAAAGACATCCAATCTTCCCAAAGAGTACGAGTACGAACATAAACGAAGTGTAAACGCACATATAATTGGGTCTGTATAGGGAATACGGTCGGAAGCAATTGCAAATTGAAACGGGCATTTATCTGAAAGGAATCACCAAATGAAGCAGGAAGCAAGCATACAGGGGTAATTGCTCCAAATTTCATCGTTAAATTGTTCACAAACGAAAGATCGAAAGTAGAACGATTGACGCGATCTATATACGAATCTTTTTTACGAAATATATTTGCCATAATTATAAATTGACATTAATATCAGGAGTTTTTAAAGTATCTACACGCGTAGTAGTAGACTGTTGCGTGCCTTGAGAGGAATTCTGGTTTTTCCAAAATAAGGACATGGACGCAGTACAGCTATCCAAAAGAATAGCCGCGGCTACTCCTAAAATGAAAGTAGTCGCATGCTCTATAATTTTATAAATCTGTTGCTTAGTCATCTTCCGGCTCAATTAGATATTGTTCATACATACCATCAGGGAGTTGACGGTCAGTAACAATCAACTGCATGGCAGCAGAAAGGGGAATGTGTTCACGGACTACAACAACAGTCGGTGTTTCTTCCTGAGTAGACAGAAATTTACGAG